TCGCAAGATTTAGTGCAAATGGTGGATACGATCTTTGGTTAAATGCTCCTTATGGTGGGGATGGTTATGGATTAGCTTTCAGAACTAGAAATGGTGACACTGGAACATTTAACTCCTGGAAATATCCTGCTATATATGGGATAAATGTTAATGGTGGTGGAGCCCTTTATTCTACTATTTATTATGATCAGAATAATACGGCATACTACGGAGACTTTGCTAGTAGTGGAACATCTTTAAATATAAATGGTGGAATTTCAACAACTGCTGCTAGTGGATCTATATTATTAAGACATCCAGTTGCAGAAGCAAATGCTTGGCTATTCATGGAGAATGCTCCAAACTGGGGGTTGTTCTGGTTCAATACTGGCACTCAAAGCGGTCAGACAATAGGTTCTTATACTACTATTGGAGCTGAACTTTTTGGTACGAATAACGCAGTTGCTGGATTTAATCCAAACAGTGCGTGGACTGGAACAGATGCAAATACTCGTGCGGCTTGGATGTTATCTAATTATTCAGGATACATCTGGTCGAACAGTACGATTTTTGCAGCAGGTGACATGAGGGCTCCAATTTACTATGATGCTAATGATACAGGATATTATGGAGATTTTGCTTCTACATCAGATAACGCTATTAGGGTTAGGGGCGGAGCATTGCATGGACCTAACTTAACTTGGGGTGCTTACTTATTAGTAGGTGGTGATGGAAGAAATAATTATATTAATACTAGTACTGCATCCGTATGTACAACAAATGGTAATCTTCACTTAGATTCTGGTAGTGGGTCTAATACTTATATTAATTACTATGATGGAGATATCGTTTATTTTGGAAATGGGGCTAGTAGTATTGTTTCTAGTATAAATAATGATGGTAGCCATAGGCCTCAAATTATTTATGATTATAATAATACCGCATATTATGTTAACCCAGCTGGAACTTCTTATGTATCAGGTGAATTTTCAGTTCAACAATCATCTATTTCAGGATTAAGACTTATATCCAATAGTGGTCTTCAAAGTTTATGGGTAAGAGCAGGATATGACACTGATGGATCTGCTACACCTGTTTCATCACCTACTAATATACAGTTCCAATCAAGTGGTAATTCTGGAGGAACATTTACATTTGTAACTGGTAACACAAGAGCTTTAACTATTCTTGGAGATTATGCTCAAGGTTCAGGATCTTTACGAGCTCCAATATTCTACGATTCAAATGATACTGGATATTATGTTGATCCAAACGGACAAAGTAATCTTTATTTTGTAAATGCTCCAACAGGATACGTAAGTAATGGGAATCCTTGGGGTACGGCAAATTCAGCGTTTTTCCCTAATGGTATTTCAACAGCTGGTGGAAGTAACTGGGTATATGGCTTAACATATTTAGGTAATGCACCATCAAATGGCTCTGGAGCTGAAGTAAGAGCAAATGGTAGTTCATATTTTAGAAGTAGCAACACAAGTGGAACTTGGGGTTATGCAGGACAATTTGTGGATAGAAATAGTGCTGCAAATAACTATGTTCCATGGTCATTTGAAAATGAATTAGGTAACCATTCATGGGGATTAGTAGCAAGATTCCACATACAAACAGCTGGTCAAGATAAACCAGGAATTCAATTTACTTCAGCTGGAAGTAACGAAAGATGGAGTTTAGGATATTGTTCTGGTAGTGATTTTAATTTTAGAATTACTCAAAATCAGGGCATGAGAACTGATGGTTCTGGAAATAATGATGGATGGGGAACCGAAAGATTTCTTATAAATACAAGCGGTAATGTTACTGCTTCAGTTGATATGCGATCTCCCATATTCTATGATTCAAATGATACAGCATATTTTATTGATCCTAACAATGATGCTAGACTTCGTGCTCTTGTAGTTGGATACAGTACAGCATCATCACCTGGTGTTTTTAGAGTTGCAGCAGGACATGGTGATACTAGCATACGATTAACTGCTCAAAGTTTAGGTAGTGGTAATTCACCAACAATGCAATGGTGGGTGTCTGAGCCAAATATAACTTGGGATGATGGTGGATTTGGATATAATGTTACTAATGATGGTGGTAGCCCTGGAGGATTTGGAAGAGTAAACACTGCTTGGGGCCAGGCATACATGAGGATGTCTACTGATGGTAGCTGGCGTTTTTACAATACTAATACTTCTGGAACTAGAACTGTATCTCTAACTTTAGGTCCTAGTGGAGCTGCTACATTTGGTACGGATGTTAGAGCTCCAATATATTATGACTCTGATAACACTGGATATTATTTAAACCCTAATGGAGGATCATATTTTGCTGGTTCTTTAGAAATAGCCAATGGATACTTCTTATCAAATGGGGTTGGCGGTGCTATGTATATGACAACAGTATCTGGTTCATTTGGAGGATATCTAAGAACTAGTGGACACATGGTATTAGATCAGATTAATACTGGATATAATGTTTATGTACTTGATGGTAATAGTGTAGGTGTTGTTAAAAATGCTGGTTCACAATCATGGTCTGCGTTTTCAGATGGAACAATTAAAACTGTTCATTCTGTTATGGAGAACAACCTATCAAAACTTGAATCAATCAGTCCAATTTATTATTCTTTTAATAACTTTGAAGATGATAAGAACAGAATAGGATTGATAGCTCAGGAAGTTCAAGAGTATTTCCCAGAACTTGTTGAGGTAGAACCAAAAACTGAAAAGTTGGTTCTTGATTACACAGGACTTATTCCAGTACTACTTGGAGCAATTAAAGAACTTAAAAAAGAAATTGATACACTAAAAGCAAACTAATATGATTTACACATGGGCAGTAACAGGCATGAAAGGCATAGACTTGCCTAACGAGCCAAACGCAATTATCCAGACTTACTGGACAAAGACAGGAGTGGACGAGCAAGGTAACGAAGGAGTGTTCTCTGGAGCAACTCCATTCCCTCCTAGCTCAATTGATCCAGACACTTTTATTCCTTACGATCAGTTAACAGAAGAGATTGTACTTGGATGGATTCAAGCTGTAGTTGTAGGATCTTACGCAGAACACGTTGATGCTCAGATTCAAAAGCAGATTGACCAATTAAAAGTTAAGGACGAGCCACTTCCTTGGGCACCTCCTACTCCAACTCCTGTACCACCTATAACTGCTGAATAATATGTCAACTATTAACTCATATGCAACTGACAATTCAGTATCCTACAACGACAAGTTGATAGGTACTGATGCTGAAGATAGCAACAAGACTAAGAACTTTACTATCGGAAGTATTCTATCTATGCCTCTACCAAGTGTACCTGTATACGCTAACAATGCAGCGGCTATTGCAGGAGGACTTGCTGTTGGACGTGTATATAGAATCACAGGGACAGGAAATCTAGGGATAGTATATACTCCTTAATTCTACTCAATAAAATTTAATCTAATGGACATAAGAAAAATATCAGTAGGACCAGACTATAAGGGTAGCTCCATGCACTACATCGTAGGGCAGAAGGTACTTGGAGATAGTCATGAGATTCATCTCATTAAGTTTACCATAGACACAGGGGCCATTAGAATTTATATTATCAACGAGAAGCAGGAGGTAGTACTCTGGAAGGAGTTCAACTACACTATGCCTGTTGCAATTGAATACAATATAAACTACTAATGCAGTCCCCATTTGATTTTATCGTGAAGCCAATAAATGGTGAGCGATACAACAACACCAAGGATATTGGTGGCATTGAGTTCATTGTCAACACATCAGAGGAGGACCACAAGTTCTCCAACAGATATGCTGAGGTGATTGAGGTGCCCTATGGCTACGATGGTCCTGTGCAGCAGGGTGATACTCTATTGGTACACCACAATGCATTCAAGTTCTACAATGACATTAGAGGTAGACGTAAGAGTGGTCGATCATTTTTTAGAGACGATAAGTTCTTCATAGAGCCTGATCAGTTCTTTATGTACAAGCGTGATGGCAGGTGGTATACATATGACCGCTACTGCTTTGTTAAACCTATCCCAGCAATTGAGTCATACATTAAGAAGCCATTCACTCACGAGCCACTCATGGGTGAGATGGTGTATCCAAATGCATATCTTTTATCTCATGGTATACAATCAGGTGACAAGGTATGCTTCAAGCCAGATAGTGAGTATGAGTTTGATGTGGATGGAGAAAAGCTGTATAGAATTTTTGACCATCAGATAACTATCAAGCTATGAACTACTTGTTTACTAAGGACAATGTTTTATTGAATCCAGATGAGTACGTCAAAGAAATTTATTCTAATAATTTTATTGATGTTCCAGATGGTGATAAGACATTCAAGAACATTCAGCCAAGGGAAGAGGATGAGTTTTCTAAAGTAGTGATTGAATACTTTGGGGCTAAGTTTGATATTGCATACAATTTTGTACGTATGTCTCCTTATGGTCAAGAAGAACCTAACTACATTCACTCTGATGAGATGATGGGTGACTTAACTGTAATCCTTTATCTTAGTAAAGTACATCCAGAAAATGATGGAACTACTATGTATGACTCTGATGAGAAACCATCTTGTGTGGTTTATTCTAAATACAATCGTATGCTTTGTTTTACCTCAAAAATGAAGCACAGTAGGAACATATTTGAAAACTTTGGTGAAGGTCAATCTTCTAGATTAATTCAAGTTATATTCTTAAAGAGAAAGTAATGAGAGATCCAAAAGAAATTAAGTTAAAGATAATTGAAGCAGGACACCAGGCTGTAGAGCAGCTTATTAAGGTGGCTAAGGAAGCCATTATAAAGCATGAGGATGACGATGAGTTATCTGCTGATAGATTAAAGAATGCCGCAGCTACAAAGAAGTTAGCCATCTTTGATGCGTTTGAGATTCTCAATAGAATAGAGGCTGAGCGTGAAGCTCTTGAGATGTTGGATAAGGGAGTGAACAGAACAGAAACCAAACAAGGATTTGCAGAGCGAAGGTCTATATCGAATCGTTAAGGACTACGTCCCTCAGAACGCTTTAAATAAAAAGAACAGCGGAAGGACATGGATGTACGGCTACAATGAGCAGTATGACATGGTCATTATATCTAGGACTGGAGAGATAGGTGATATCATAAATATCTCTGGGCTACATGTTGCCTTACCTAAGGCACCCAAAGATTGTTTCTCAAGAAGTAATAACGTCAGGGATCAGTACTGGGAGAGACAAGAACTACCAAAGGAACTGTCAAAGATACAGTCAATATTTCACTGGAACGAGATGCCTGCTGAGTTTAAGGACAGGTGGGTAGACTACATTGAGGGAGAGTTTGATAGACGTGAGGAAGGTATGTGGTTCATGAACAATGGTGAGCCAACATATATCACAGGATCTCACTACATGTACTTGCAGTGGTCCAGCATTGACGTAGGATACGCAGACTACCGTGAGGCTAACCGAATATTCTTTATATTCTGGGAAGCATGTAGAGCAGACTCTAGAGCATTTGGTATGATATACCTAAAGATTAGACGATCAGGATTCTCCTTCATGTCATCATCTGAGTGCGTGAACATAGCCACTCTTGCTCGTGACTCTCGTGTTGGTATCCTATCTAAGACAGGTGCTGATGCTAAGAAGATGTTCACTGACAAGGTGGTACCAATAAATAGTAGGCTACCATTCTTCTTTAGACCTATCATGGATGGTATGGACAAGCCAAAGACTGAGCTTGCATACCGGGTCCCTGCATCTAAGATTACAAAGAAGAACATGGCCAATGCTTCTGACAGTGAGGTGATTGGTCTTGATACTACCATTGACTGGAAGAACACTGAGGAGAACTCTTATGATGGTGAGAAGCTACTATTCTTGGCACATGATGAGAGTGCTAAGTGGACTAAGCCAAATAATATTCTGAACAACTGGCGAGTAACTAAGACCTGTCTTAGAGTTGGTAGCAAGATTATTGGTAAGTGCATGATGGGATCTACATCTAATGCATTGAGTAAAGGTGGGGACAACTACAAGAAGCTATACGAGGACTCAAATGTTTTAAATAGAAATGCAAATGGACAGACTAAGAGCGGTCTATACTCATTGTTTATACCAATGGAGTGGAACATGGAGGGATTCATTGATAGGTATGGCATGCCTGTACTTAGAAAGCCTTCTGCTCCTATACTTGGTGTTGACAACCAGATGATACGAAATGGTGCTATAGACTACTGGGAGGCTGAGGTAGACTCATTAAAGAATGATGCCGATGCACTCAATGAGTTCTATCGACAGTTTCCTCGAACGGAGAGCCACGCTTTCCGTGATGAGAGTAAGTCATCTATCTTTAACTTGACTAAGATTTATCAGCAGATAGACTACAATGACTCAATGATTGAGGGTCAGTTAGTTACACGTGGAACTTTTCATTGGAAAGATGGAGAGAAAGATAGCAAGGTTATATGGACACCTGATCAGCGTGGTAGGTTCTTAATTAGCTGGGTACCTCCTACCAATATGCAGAACAATGTAATAAATAGGAATGGGATAAAGTATCCAGGCAACGAACATCTTGGCTCATTTGGATGTGACCCATACGATATCTCTGCCGTAGTAGGTGGAAGAGGATCTAATGGTGCATTGCATGGTATGACTAAGTACCACATGGACGATGCTCCTGCCAACCAGTTCTTCTTAGAGTACATTGCTAGACCACAGACTGCTGAGATATTCTTCGAGGATGTGTTGATGGCTTGTGTGTTCTATGGCATGCCAATGCTTGCAGAGAATAACAAGGCACGTATACTATACCACTTTAAGAACAGAGGGTATAGAGCATTTTCATTAAACAGACCTGACAGGGTGTTGAATAAACTTAGCAAGACAGAGCGTGAGCTAGGTGGTATACCTAACTCAAGTGAAGAAGTTAAGCAGGCACACGCATCAGCTATTGAGTCGTACATCGAAAAGTTTATTGGGTTTGATATGACATCAACCTACCGACCAGCCGATGAGATAGGAACAATGCCATTCATTAGAACGCTTGAGGACTGGGCTAAGTTTGATATTAATGATCGAACAAAGCACGATGCATCAATCAGTTCTGGATTAGCTATAATGGCAAATCAAAAACACGTATATTTACCAGATAAAAAAGAGTCGAAAATTAGTGTTAATTTCGCGAAGTACGCTAACACCGGAAATCAAAGTCAAATTATTAGATGAAAGATGTCGTAGTCAATATATCTTCAACAGCATTTCCAAGCCAGTTTGTTTCTGATTCGGAGAAAGCTACACCTGAGTTTGGTCTTCAGGTAGGTCAAGCCATTCAGTATGAGTGGTTTAGAAAAGATGGTAGTCAATGTAGATATTACAATCAATGGTCTGAGTTTAATCGCTTGCGTTTATACGCACGTGGTGAACAGTCTATTCAGAAATATAAGAATGAGTTAGCAATAGATGGGGACTTATCTTATCTAAATCTTGACTGGACTCCTGTACCTATTCTTCCAAAGTTTGTAGACATTGTCGTTAACGGCATGAATGACAGACTATTTAAGGTTAAGGCATACGCACAGGATGCTATGTCTCAAGCCAAGAGAAGTAAATATCAGGATATGATTGAGGGTCAGATGGTTGCAAAAGACGTACTGACTACAATACAGGAACAGACAGGTGTTGATCCTTTTATAATGAACCCTGATGAGTTGCCTCAGACCGATGAAGAGCTATCACTATACATGCAGCTTAAGTATAAGCCAGCAATTGAGATAGCTGAAGAGGAGGCCATCAATACAATTTTTGATGAGAACCATTATCAGGATACACGCAAGAGAATTGATTATGATCTTGCAGTACTTGGGATTGGTATGGCAAAACATCAGTTCCTACCTGGGGCTGGTGTTGAGGTGTCCTATGTTGACCCAGCTAATGTTGTATATAGCTATACTGAAGATCCATTTTTTCAAGACTGCTTTTATTGGGGAGAGATAAAGACTCTTCCAATGACAGAACTTTTAAAGATTGATCCAACTCTTACACGTGAGCAGATGGATGAGATATCCAAATACTCTCAGAGTTGGTATGACTATTACAATGTAGCCAGGTTCTATGAGAACAGTTTGTTCTATCGTGATACCTGTACTCTGCTTTACTTTAACTATAAGACCACCAAGAAGATTGTATACAAGAAAAAGATTCTTGAAGGTGGAGGAACTCGTGTTATAGAAAAGGATGACAAGTTCAATCCTCCTGTAGAGATGATGGAGGAAGGTCGGTTTGAGAAAATCGAGAAGACTATTGATGTATGGTATGATGGTGTGATGGTGATGGGTACCAACTTCTTGCTGAAGTGGGAGATGTCTGAGAACATGGTTAGACCAAAGTCAGCTTCTCAGCATGCTATACCAAACTATGTTGCCTGTGCTCCACGTATGTATAAAGGTGCTATTGAGTCTTTAGTTAGAAGGATGATACCTTTTGCTGACTTGATTCAGTTGACTCACTTGAAGCTACAACAGGTTATTGCACGTACAGTACCTGATGGTGTATTCATTGATGCAGATGGATTGAATGAGGTTGACTTGGGTACAGGTGCGGCTTACAATCCAGAGGATGCTTTGAGGCTATACTTTCAGACAGGTAGTGTTATTGGTAGAAGCTATACTCAGGATGGAGACTACAATCATGGTAGAGTTCCTATTCAGCAGCTTACATCTAACTCAGGTGCTGCTAAGACTCAGATGTTGATTGCTAACTACAATCATTACCTTGATATGATTCGTTCTGTCACTGGTCTTAATGAGGCTAGAGATGGGTCTACTCCTGATCCTAATGCATTAGTAGGGGTACAAAAGCTTGCAGCTCTTAACTCTAACACCGCAACTAGACATATACTTGAGAGTGGGTTGTTTATTTATAGATCGCTTGCTGAAGCTCTTACTTATCGTGTAGCTGATATTCTACAGTACTCTGACTTTAAGGATGACTTTGCTAACAAGATTGGTAAGTACAATGTATCTATACTTAATGAGATTAAGGATCTATACATTTATGACTTTGGTATCTTTATTGAGATTTCTCCTGATGAAGAACAGAAGGCTCAACTTGAGGCAAACATTCAGATGGCATTGTCTAAGGGAGATATTAATCTTGAAGATGCTATTGACATTAGAGAGATTAAAAATATAAAGCTTGCCAATCAACTGCTAAAGCTAAAGAGAATAAAGAAGCAGGAGTATCAAGAAAAGATGACTATGCAACAGCAGGCAATGATGGCTCAGCAACAAATGCAATCTCAAGAGATGGCTGCTCAAAATGCTATGCAACAGATACAATTAGAGGCTCAAGCCAAGATGCAGTTTAAACAAGCAGAGGTAGCTTTTGATATTGAGAAACTAAAAGCAGAGGCTGAGCTTAAGAGAATGTTGATGGCTGAAGAGTTTAATTATCAGATGCGTATTGCTGGTATCAAGGAAACAGCACTTGCTGATAGAGATATGATGAAGGAAGATTCTAAGGCTAAAAGAATTAGTCAGCAGAATACTGAACAGTCTAAGTTAATTAATCAGAGGAAGAATAACTTACCTCCGTTAAACTTTGAATCCAATGAGGATACGCTCGATGGGTTCGACATGGCAGAGTTTGAGCCACGTTAAAAAAAAATATATATTTGTAACATAAAATTTAATTAAATGGAAATCAAAGTAAGATCACTAGATGCAGTTGAGCCAAAGAGTGTACAAGAAGTGGAAAGAGAACTACTTGAAAAACATGAAAAGGAAATCAACAGTGAAGTACAAGTTGGGTTGGATACTTCTGTTATTGACAATGCAACTCAGGACAGTCAGCCTGAAGAAGAGGAACTGTCTGAAGAAAAAGTTCTTTCATATATTGGAAAAAGATATAATAAGCAAATCAATTCATTTGATGATTTGATGGAGCAGAGACAGGTTAATGAAGAATTACCTGAGGATGTTGCAGCTTATTTAAATTATAAGAAGGATACTGGTAGAGGCTTTGATGATTTCCTAAAGCTTAGGAAAGATTACAATGCAATGGACCAGAATCAACTTCTTAGAGAGTACCTTGCAGATACACAGAAAGATTTAGATGATGAGGACATTAATGTTTTAATGGAGGAGTACACCTACGATGAAGACATTGATGAGGATTCTAGAGTTAAGCGTGTAAAGATTGCAAGAAAAAAAGCTATTGCTGAAGCCAAAGAATACTTCAACTCTCAGAAAGAGAAATATAAACTCCCACTTGAGTCAAGTGGTATGGGTCTATCTCAAGAAGAGAAAGAAGAATTTGAGGCTTATCGTCAATATACAAAACAGTCAAAGAGTATAGAGGAGGAAAGTAATCGGAAGCGTAAGTGGTTCGACCAAAAGACAGATGAGATCTTTAGTAAAGACTTCAAAGGATTTGAGTTCGACATTAACGATAAGAAGATTTTGTTTGCTCCGGCATCTGGTTCTGAATTAAGAAGCATGCAGTCAAGTCCAATGAACTTTATCAATAAGTACTTGGATGAGAGTGGGCTAATTAAGGATGCTGCTGGATACCATAAGTCTTTGTCTATCGCAATGAATCCTGAAAAGTTTGCCAAGTTCTTTTATGAGCAAGGACAAGCTGATGCTACCGATGATGTTTTACGTAAGACCAAAAATATAAATATGTCTGAGCGTAGAGCTCCTGAGGTTGTTAATAAAGGTGGAATGCAGGTGAAGGCGGTTGCGCCAGATTCCGGAAGGGGTCTAAAAATCCGCAGCATTAAAAAAATATAACAACTAAAAACAAACAAAACAATGGCAGTATTAAACACTCCTGGGTTCCAGTTGCAGCCAAGTGCTGAGCAGGTCCCTTTATCAACTAACTACATTACCAACTTTGATTTCTTGAACCAGTATCTTCCTGATACTTACGAGAAAGAATTCGAGCGTTATGGTAACCGTACCGTGGCTTCTTTCCTTCGAATGGTAGGAGCTGAAATGCCGTCCAACTCTGACATGATCAAGTGGGCTGAGCAAGGTCGTTTGCATACTAAGTATGTGAACTGTGATTCTTCAGCTGCTGCAGCAGCAGATTCTGCAACTATTACTGTTAATGATGCTAACGTAACCGCTATTGCAATCCGTGCTGGACAGACTGTATTTATCTCTGATAATGCTACAGGTCTTTCTAACAAGGGTATCGTTACTGCTGTTAACACATCTGCTGATACTTTCGATGTTGCTTACTACGAAGGTGCTGGACAGACTTTCTCTGGAACTGCTGTACTTTCTGTATGGATCTATGGTTCTGAATTTAAGAAAGGAACTGTTGGTATGATTGGTTCTTTGGAAGCTGAAGACGAAATCTTCGACAACTCTCCAATCATCATCAAAGACAAGTATGCTGTATCTGGTTCTGACATGGCTCAGATTGGATGGGTAGAAGTAACTACCGAGAATGGTGCAACTGGATACCTTTGGTATTTGAAGTCTGAGCACGAGACTCGTCTACGTTTCGAAGACTACCTTGAGACTGCAATGATTGAAGCAGTTCCTGCTGAGACTGGTTCTGGTGTGGCTAACGCTTCTTTGAACCCATTGTATGGTAACAAAGGTTCTGAGGGTATTTTCTACGTGGTTAACAACCGTGGTAACGTATGGGGTGGTGGTAACCCAACTACTCTTGCTGATTTTGATAGCATCATCTCTCGTCTTGATAAGCAGGGATCTATCGAAGAGAACGTAATCTTCGTTAACAGAGCGTTCAGCTTTGACATCGATGATATGTTGGCTTCTCAGAACAGCTACGGAGCTGGAGGTACTTCTTATGGTCTATTTGACAACGATGAGAAGATGGCTTTGAATCTTGGATTCTCTGGATTCCGTAGAGGTTATGACTTCTACAAGTCTGACTGGAAGTATTTGAACGATCCTACCATGCGTGGTGGTTTGCCTACTAGTTCATCTGCAACTGGTACTGTAACTGGTCTATTGGTACCTGCTGGTTCTACCACTGTGTACGATCAGATTATGGGTAAGAACGCTAAGCGTCCATTCTTGCACGTTCGTTACAGAGCTTCTGAGACTGAAGATCGTAGATATAAGACTTGGATCACAGGTTCTGCCGGTGGTGCACAGACTAGCGATCTCGATGCAATGGAGGTCAACTTCTTGTCCGAGCGTTGTGTATGTACCTTGGGTGCAAACAACTTCGTATTGTTCAGATACGGAGCCTAATTTAAAATAATAGGAGGGGCCAATTGGCCTCTCCTTTAACCTTTAAACAAATAAGACAATGGCAATTGGATTAGGTCCCGGTAAAGGGAAAAAGAAACAGGCTTCTAAGCCTTTGAAAGCATCTAGCAAAAGTGGACAAATGGTTGCAGCTCCAGGTTATGGAATGGGACTCATTAGAAATGAGAAAGCCATGAAAGAACCGACTAAAACTAAAACTTCTGGTGAAGGAGCTAAAGCAGTTAGCGTAACTACTAGAGCAGGTATCATTGGTCCTAAGCCTTTAGGTCCAGGTGGTAAAGTTGCTGCTGCTGCTCCTGCTAAGAAGAAGGGACGTAGTGCTGTAGGTAAAGCAATAAAAAAAGTAGGAAGTGCTATTGGAGATGCTGCTTATGAATTAAAAAGATACAGTTTTAAAAATCCTTTTGGAGGAGGCGGAGGCCGAAGAAGAGGAGGAGGAAGAACTTGTGCTGCTTACAGATAGTATTATTAATTAATTGAGGGAGTCGCTGTGGCTCCCTCTATTTTAAATCTTTAAATTTAATCAAATGAAAAAAAATACAGTTAATACCGACAAGGTATACAAATTAAAAGGAGAGTCTGCTCCTTTATCTTTCACATTGCCATCAAGAAATACTAAGAGGTATCCCCTACTTTACTTTGATGAAGACAACAATGTAAACAGACCACTAAGATATGCCATCAATCAGAAGTCACCTTTTGAGGATGAGCAAGATGGCAACGCAATCTTAGAGCCAATCGTATTTGAAAATGGCTTTCTCTCAGTACCAAAAAACAATCCAGTACTACAGCAGTTCCTTCACTATCACCCACTAAATGGTATCTCATTTATGCAGGTTGATTATGAGAAAGATGCCGCTAAAGAAGTAGAACAACTTACCTATGAAGTAGATGCATTGATTGAAGCACGTCAACTTAGTGTTGATCAGCTTGAGACAATCTCTAGGGTATTGTTTAATAGAGATCCAAACAAGTTTACAACATCTGAGCTTAAGCGTGATATCTTAATTTACGCGAAGAGAGATCCAAGAGGATTCTTGAGTATAATACAAGACCCGATGTTAAAGCTTCAGTCAAATATCCATGTGTTCTTTGAGAACAAACTCCTTACATTTAGAAACAACAACAAGGAAGTCTGGTTTAATACCCCATCAGTAAAGAAGAAGATGCTTACTGTATCTTATGGTGATGACCCATACTTTGAGGTAGCTCAATATTTAAAAACAGATGATGGCATCGATGCTTTGAAAATGCTAGAAAATAATTTAGATTTGTAACATAGTTTATAGTTTGATGGTTAAAAATGGGGGTGTAATAACACCCTCTTTTTTTTTGTTTATATTTGTAAAAAGACTAGAATGATCAACTCAGTTCGAAATACCGTATTGGCAATTCTGAACAAGAATAACTACGGATACATCTCTCCCTCTGACTTCAACCTGTTTGCCAAGCAGGCACAGCTAGAGATATTTGAAGAGTACTTCTCTGGGTATAATGACTTAGTTAACAAGGAGAATGCTCGTGTTGCCGGAACAGATTATGCTGATCAGAAGAAAGCTTTAGAAGAAGCAATAGAACTATTCGCAGTTACATCAACTCTTACTCAGGTAACTGCGGCTTCGAATAGATACTACCTACCATCGGTAACTACCACTGGTTTTGATTACTTTATGCTCAACAAAATTTTGTGCTATGATGCATCAGGTGCTACTAGGGTATTCAAAGCAGAAGCAGAGAAGGTTACTCATGGGAAAATTACCTTGCTAGTAAATTCTAACTTGACTGCTCCTACTGAAAACTTTCCAGCATATACTCAAGAGGGTAGTATACTAACGGTATATCCATCAACAATTAATCTTGCTAATGAGGTGGATGCGAATTACTTTAGATATCCTAAAGATCCTAAGTGGACATTCACTACACTTACTAATGGTGAGCCAGTATTTAATCAAGCTCCTGGTTTAGGATACCAAGACTTTGAGTTGCCTATAGAGGATGAAATAAAGTTAGTGTCAAAGATTCTTCAGTATGCAGGTATGTCTATACGTGAAATTGAAGCTGCTCAGTTTGGTGGTATTGAAGAACAAAAACAATCACAATAATCATGGCATACATCAC